TAATGCTGAGTACATACGTCTATAGGCTTCATAAATACCCATCGGACCATGTACTTGAGGATTAGACTGTACCATTTGTAAAAGCTCTTGAGCTAACGTGACTCTTTGGCTTTGCGAGAAAATGTTAGGATCTGAAACAGGTATGATGTCTACCCTATCGTCAAAATCTTGTAGTTTTATCTGGTTTTGTCCAGATCCAACTTGGAAGTTATAAACAGGTGGTAATGATTCACCAAACACCTTAGCTAATAAATTAAACTCCAGTTTTTGCGAATAGTGCAATCTTTTGTGTATCGCACTCATAACTTTTGTGCCTCTTTCCAATAAGGCTACAGTCGTGCCAACTGGCATGGCTGCGTTCATATCACCTACGTTCATATCTGCTATGGCAGCAAAACGCTTACCAGAATCAACCAGAAGTCCTAATAACTGCATAAGGACGTTGCTTGGTTCTTTGATTGGCAACGGAATTAGGTTTTCTCTAAGTGATCCACCTGTTGTATCTATGTCTCTAAACTCACCCGGTTGCAAAGGATCGTCTTCGTCACGAATACGCATACCTCTAGCTTTAAAACCAGCTGGTAAGTTAGCTAATGTACCAGCATCTATCAGCTGTCTAAGTATTGATGTGGATGCTTTGGATAAACCACCAATCATGTGTGATAAGCCTAATCCATAGAATCCAAGTCCAGGCATAAACTTATATTGAACAAAGTAATTGATTTTGTTTTTAAGTAAATCGTTTTCTAAATAATTACGCCTAATACTTAATATTTTTTCTGAGGACTCTTCTATGGTTACTATGTAAGGTAATTTAAGACCAGTTGGATTGCCGTTAGCGTCTATGTCTTCATAGCCTTCTATGTCTAATACTGTGTGTACTTCATAGACAGTTCTGTTTCTGTTCTCTTTATAAGATGGAGATATGCCTTGTATCTCATCTATTGCTTCTTCTACATCTGAAAGGTTTTCACTATAGCCATCGCTACCGATGTCTACATTTGCATAAAAACCAGTCAACTGTTGTTTTTTGATTTCATTTGACGACATGTTGATAACATGTGTAATTCTTTCGGCGCTACTAATATCTGCCGCCTCGTAAGGAACAATAAGATCTTCTGGCGGTATAAACTTAGACATTGCTCTGTTTAGAACAAAGTCAAAGTAAACTTTTTTAAATGCAGATCCAGCCAAAGGCAAATAGAACAACATCTGGTCAAGCTCTGGATCGTATTCTTCCATTACATTCATAATGTAATAGTTCATAAACTCTTGGACTCTTTCGGCTTGGTTTTCTGTTTCTACAGTCCTAGCGCCTACAATCTCTGTTTTGACTGGCCCCTTTGCTGGTAGCATTTCTTTATAGGCTTGTGCTTGGAACTGGGTAACAGCTTCCGCTAGGATCGGGTGAATAACACCAGAACTTCCTTCAAATGGTTGTGATCTTTGATCGTCAAACTTCATACCAAGGTATTTCAAACCATCAGTGTATGTTTTTTCCCATTCACTTCTGGATTGCTTGTCACCTTTAATGGAGCTCAACAAATCGCTAGATATGCTTTGTAAAATATCATCTGGCAAAACCTCTGCAAGATTGATGTTAAAACCAACTTGTGGTGTCTCTGGCGCTATTTCGTCGTCTATAAGAACTTCTTGGCCGCTCACTAATATTTCAGCCGCCTCCCTAATTTGATCTTCTCTGGTTGTATCTGGTTGTATTTCTACAGCAGAGCTTGTATTCCTTATATCAGGGTTGTCTGCTGTGCCTAGTTGTTTGTCAATCGCCATAATATTTTAGTGTAACACCCTTGGTCTGGAATCAAAATCCAAATCCACTATGTCTGTTAGTTCTCCCTGTACTTCTAATCCGTGTGCTTCTGCTATTAATTCAGCATCATCCATGCACTCAGCATGTATGTCTGGTCCGCAATACTCTTTGCCATCAAAGATAAACTTAGTGACAAATATCTTCAATAGTAAATTGTCCGATTCGCCTTTAATAATTTCACCTCGTCCTCGTAGTCTTCTCTCAATGAGATAAAACCACCTTGTCTAAAACGCATCAAAGCCATTGTAGCACTATCACAAAAGTCGTCATAATCACCAAAAGGAAAGGATGCCATTTCCTCTATAACCTCATCTGCAAAGTCATGTTCTGGTGCCCACACCATACCTGATTCAAATATCGGTGCTACGCTATTCATTCTTGCAACCTTGTCTTGTCCACGACTTGGAGCATAAGCCGTGACTGGTATGCCCATACGCCTTAATTCATGTGTAAGCGGTGTACCAGATGCTTTTGCTTCTATTAATACACAGTCTGGTTCCCAGTATCGATACTCTTCCATGGCCATTTTTTTTAGTTCTGGAAAGTCACAACGCACTCTTTTTGCGTCTAGTAATATAATCTCATCTGCGTTTTCATCGCCCCGGTTAAATATCGCCCATGTTGTAATTGCCGAATAGTCTGCGGTTTCTTTTTTGGAAAAAGCCGTATCGTAACTTTGTATAACGTATGAATAAGGCGGTATGTCTTCATCTTCCCAGCGATTCCACCATTCTCTTTTTACTATAGATCCTTCTTCCGCTGTAGGGTTCTGCATCCATTGTGCGTTCCATTTAGATATAGGCAAAGATGCTTTTACACTTAACAATTCATCTTTTTTCCAGAACTCAGGCCACAAAGGTTGTTCTGATTCTGGCATGATAGCGGGGAACTCTACAACCTCCCATTGATCCGCAAATTCGTCTGACTGTTTTTTTAATACGTTACCAACCAAATCCTTAGTGCTCCATCGCGTCATAACTATAACTATAATGCCACCTGGTTGTAGACGTTGCCTTGGCCCAGATGTGTACCATTCATAAGCTGATTCCATGGCTTTGGGTGACAAAGCATCTTGTTCTGAGTGTGGATCATCAATGATAAGTAAATCAGCACCACGACCTGTAATGGCACCACCCACACCAGCATAGAAAGACTCACCTTCTTTGTTGGTTGTCCATCTGCCCGCGCTTTTATTGTCCGCTTGCAGTTTCAGATCTGGAAAAATGTGTTGATACTCTTCGCTGTCTATTATGTTTCTTACTCTTCTACCAAATCGTACAGCCAGTTCTGCGGTGTGTGTTGTTTGTATTATTTTAAGATTACCTTTTTTGCCCATCATCCATGCCGGGAAGAATGTTGATGCAAATTCAGACTTAGAGTGTCTTGGCGGTAAACAAACGATTAATCTTTTAAGTTTACCCTCTGCAATCTTATTAAACTTTTCAGCTATTATTTTGTGGTGTCTGCCTTCAATAAAGTCTGGCCACATGTGGTTTACAAAAGATATAAAATCGTTTTGGCAAGAGTCTTGCTTTTCTAATTGTTCGTATCTGTTAAGTAACGCTACAGCTTCCGCCTTGTCAGTTTCAGACAGAATATCAAAGTCTTTAAAAGAAACTTCGCTCATAGTCGAGTTAGGTGGTCAGGTAGTGACGTAAAACCACCCAACTCTAAACGCCCAAGGCGTCTGTGGGTAGTATTACATATCGTTAAACTTCGTGCCATGGTTCATCTTTGAAAAGTAAACTTTCGGCTTCACGTCTTCGTATTAATCCTTGTAGTGTCTGTCCGCCAGCTTTGTTCCATCTTTTCATTTCACTAGGTACTTTATCGTACTCACCATTGTTTAGCACTTTTAACATGGTAGAACTACGAAGATTAGAACCGCCTAGATTAAATGTCCATGCAACCAAAGCATCAAACTGATTTTGTGTTAGTGGCACTTCAACACATTTGTTTACCTCTTCTTCAAAATCTGCCACGTCCTCTAATAACAATGCCTCTGCTCTTTCTTGTGAAATTTCCATACCCATTTCGACACCACGAGTAGATCCATAACCGATTGTGGGTACTCCCGCACTACACAGGTAGCTCTCTAGCTTGCATCCCTCAAAACGCTTAATAAGCGCAATGCCTTCTTGTGATATTTCCATATTACTCTCCCCATTTTTTTGTTTTTGTGCCGCCGTAATAATCGACTGCAAGATTTTCTTTCTTGAGCAAATCAGCGACATTGCCTTTTTCACAAAAGACATCCGCTAATACTCTTCCATATTTATCGGTGCCATAAGATTT